CCTGGATCCGTAGTGGATTGGAAGTTCCTTACACTACTTTGTGTTTCACTACTTTCTTATGGAGAGCTAATAGCATGTCAACAGACCAAGTTCGTATTCGGCGATTAAACATTCCAAACCCTCCCAAGTTACTCAAGCTAGGACATGAGCTGTCTCATCTCAGAGCTTGGGATACGAGGCCGGGTCACGAGAATGAAATTGTCGTCACGGATGATTATGAAAGAACTGGTGATTATGGACTTACGGGGCCTTTACGGCTCTATAATCCACAGGTCATCGGTCCAATCGCTGATCCTCCGTACAGACAAGTGTGGGCGGTTCTTGATGAAAAACACAAGGGCCCACCATACAAAGTCGGCGGACCTTTCCGCATGTTGAAGATGAACTTGAACTATGACAATAAAGTCTATAGTTTCGGCCGTGTGGAAAGCGTCCCTAAGGATTCAACTCTTGTAGGAGGCATAATGCCTCCGCCAGAGGTCCTTTGGGAAATGGGGGATCTGTTCCAGAACCCCTATGCGGTTTCGTTTAACGGTGGCCGTTACTTTAGTAGTTTGGATGACTACCATGACCGGGCTTGGAATAAACTCAAGCCTAAATTGGAACAAGCCGGCGGTTTCGTGTTCCTTTATGAACTGCGAGACCTGCCACGTAGCTTAGAAACGTCTGCCGGTTTCTTCAAAAACGCTTGGCAGCAGTGGTTAACAACCCCTGCTGTTTTGCGAGGAAGAGATTGGAGACGGATCGGGCACGTAATGCCGCGAGAAGTCGCGGATCATTGGATAAACCACCAATTCGGTTGGGCTCCCTTCATTGCGGATATACTTAAACTCCGCGACACTATGCTCAATGTCAGAGCGCAGGCTAACGCCTTAGCTGCTGAGAATGGCAAGTGGGTGAAGAAGAGGGTCACGGTATTGGACGATTTCGGTTCTATGATGGTTCGATCTGTGAATTCCGGGAATTTCATTCCTGGCTACACAGTGACTATACCATGGAAGTACCTGAGTGGAGATGTTAAGTACGAGATATGGGACGATTATCGTTACCGTATCTACGCAACTGGTGAATTCTCCTACTATCGTCCGGAGTTTGACAGCGGGCGGCCGGATTTCGATTCGGCTTTCAATCGGCTCCAACAGCTATTAACGCTGTGGGGGCTGAGAGTTACCCCTGCTCATCTCTATGCTATTACGCCATGGAGTTGGCTTGTCGACTGGTTTACTGGACTTGGTAACTGGTTAGGTTACCTCCAGGATAGCTTCCTCGACTCGCTTGTGGGTCGCGAGTGCTATATAATGAAGAAGACTCATATCACACGGTCTTTCCGCATTGCGGTACCGTTTAAGACAGGGTCTAGAAACTTCATTTTCACACGAGAGATCGTGTGTAAACACCGTGATCCATTCTCCTCTCCGTATGGACCCAGCATCTCGTGGGGCGGATTGTCCCCGAGACAGTTGTCCATACTTGCTGCTCTTGGACTAACACGTAACATACGGTAGTTCAAGTAGGTATCAAGTTATCGATTCGAGCTATCAAAGCCTTGGCGGCCTGACAACCGACTCGGAAAGTGCTCGTCTTAAACAATGTCAATTTAACCTTAAAGAGGTCAACCACAATGTTTGCTGATCCTATCACTGTTACCATTGCAGGCTCTGCGAAGTCTCTACCTCGCGTTGAGTCTAACGGTAAACGCAGTACTTATCAGAATGCTGACAGTACTGTCGTTCTTACCATTAGTCATTCTCAGACCGGTCGAAAGGCCGGCGGACAAGGTGTCCGCACGATGTGCCGTGTAGACGAGAAGTTGGTCGTTGTCGATCCGCTAACTACGGAATCCGACTACGATACAGTCTCTGTCTATGTCGTGGCCGAAAGGCCCGAATTCGGCGTTACGTCGACTCAGATGAATGACCTGAAGGCCGCGTTATTCGCGTTCCTTGATTCTACCGCGTTCGGGAAATTGTTTGGCCTCGAGTCGTAATAGTTACGATTAGAGGCGTGAACATCCTGATTACGGTTTGAAAGGGTGATAGTGGCCCATTCGTGGGCGTGGATCATAAGACGGCGTGGCTTGATAACTTACCTTCACTATGTAGAAAGGTGGAAGTTATGAAAAGCAACGTAAGTGACTCACTAAAGGTGATGCTCTACATCCTTGAGGATGCATACATCAAGTGTTCCGCTGACGTCTCAGAACTAAAGCGCGACTATCAAACAATCAGTCGGCGCGTCGAAGATGAAGGCTTGTCGTTTCTTACGATAAGCCTACCCATGTTCGCGAAGGCATTCGAAAGAAGCCTGGCGAGAGGGTCAATTGACTCTACAGCATTCCTCGGTTTTCGAATCGAGAAAGCTGGCCGAATCCCCGCATTTATGCGAGGTATCGTTAGTCTAATCTTCGACAGAGAGACAGGAGAGTTGTTTTATGATTTACAATCCCCTTTGGAGCGTGAAGTTGCAACAGCTGTCGAGTCAGTTAGGCAGGTTTGCCGAGCTTTCTCGAAAGTTGAGATCGAGTGTACAGCAAAAAGAGTACACTCGGCAATTAGCGCGTATATCGAGATCGAGCACGCTTTCAGTGCTTTCAACCCCGATGAAGATGAAACTCGCGACTTTCGCGAAGTTTCTGACCTACTCTGGGGCAATGCTTTCAGCGACTTTAACAGCGCTGATATTGCTCCTAGACATGGTCCGGGCGCTACTGCAGATAAAAGACATGGTAACATGAAATACATCTGGAGTAGATGGCATCTTCGATTGGAACCTTATTTCCCTTGGGTTGGTACAGCTTACCCGTTAGGGGTAGGCTGCGACGAGAATTCGGAAGAGTTCTCCGATTGGCCCTCAAAAGCCGGTCGTAATTCCAAGGAGTTCCTTAGTTTAGTCGAAGTGCCTATGGAACAGGAACAACCTGTAAAGGTTATAACTGTCCCAAAGACTCTGAAAGCTCC